AGATGGATGCTTTTTTACAATATCTGTGATGAATACCTGTTTATTCATTTTTAAATATAAGCGCTCTTCATCTGTTACCGTTATCTCTTCCATAAAAATGCTAAATTCTGGTAAAGTCAAAACAGTCTGATCATTCCGGTTATTAGTAAAGAATTCGGGTGGTCGAAATTTAAAGTCGAATACGATTTTCTGTTTATATGCTGCACATGTAGGAAAGTACGGCCTATTAGGAGAATTTGATTCATATTCATCACCTTCGTATTTTCTAGAAAAGAATAGCGGGATAGGTATTAATAACTCCGATGAATACCTGGATAAGACGTGATCATTAAGATGTGAGGTATTATCAGCTTGATTTCTATTTAACATATAACGCTTAGTACGTTTTTCAGAAGAATCTAAGTACAGTTCATCGTATATAATTCCCCAATCGTCGTGATATTTATCGAGCTCTACCTCATCTGCATTCATAGTTACACTCTCGAGAACATGTCTCCCAATTTGATCAGCTATATTTGAATTTGATTCAACTGCAGGAAATTTTATTTTCACGTACATGTTACATAGTAAATCACCCATATTTTGGGGATTAAGTGTGACTTTAACGGATTCACCGAATGGCCATGTAGGTTTTGCTGCGGGAGATTTATACACCGTGATACCTCTATGATATTTTGTAAAGTTTGAGTGTTGTTCGGTTTTATAATTAAAGAATGAGTATTCGGGCTCGTCTCGCAAGAGGTCTTTGTCCTGCTGACCTATAGCATTTAAGGATAATGTAGCTCCCTCATGATGACCCTGTAATATTCCCTGTTCAGTCATACTTATCTATTGCTCACAATTTTTTAATATCAGTTTCCCACATTTCAAAATAACCTGTAGCTTCAATTAAATAAACTTCTTCTCTGAGTTTATTCCATTCATCGAATAACGCTTTCACTCTTTCATCCGTATATTCGATGGTCTTAACGTGTAGAAGATAATCATATGAATCGTCAATCTTTGGAAATAAAGTGGAAAGTTGGTTTTCGAGATCCTGTTTCTTGCGACGAAACACTATTATATCACCGTCGATTACCATCTTAACAAAACGCGCTCGATGAGAACAGAGTTCAGCCTTCTTCTTAGTAGTGTCGATGAGATGAGCCTTACGTTTCTTATAATATTCCATGCGAAGCTTAATAAAATCAACCAAAATGTGTCCGGGTGAATTATATTTACAGATACCCTTCGTAGGGTGAAACAAATGCATGTTTGAGCACCTGATAGTCTTTTGCAGTTTAAGATCCTTCACAGCGTCTTTACCATTGTAATCCTGTATAATAAAATCGACGTTCTCGGTTGTACTGTTGTTCGTGAAACCACCGATGATTTTCTTTTCAACGAGAGTATCGAGATGTTCCTTGTAATCTTGGGTCCATCTACCCGGGGGAAGATCTGTTACTTTAATCGTCTTCCCAATGCATTTCCATACACCTTGTGCGATCCACGAATCATCATCCTGTTCTAAGATAGACCCCTTAAACCCCCTAAACCATGGTTTCATTTTTTTCATATCTATACCTTTTGTAAAGTTGAGAATGTTTTGCTTGATGTCCTCTGGGTTAAAAGGTGGTACGTAGCAGCTGAAACCTGTACCGATCCCTTCAGTCCCATTCACAAGTACCATGGGTAGAACAGGTATATAATGCTCGGGCTCAATTGATCGTCCATCATCGTCAAGATAGGTAAGTACAGCGTCATCCTTTTGATCGAAGAGAGTCCGAGTCTCCTTCGAGAGTCTGGTAAAGATATATCTCGTTTGAGATGCATCCTTGCCGCCCATCAATCGGGTCCCAAACTGACCACATGGTTCGAGAAGATTGATATTGTTTGAACCCATATAGTCGTTGGCTAGTTTGACGATAGTGTCGGCCAAACTTACTTCACCATGATGATAAGCAGACTTTTCAGCTACATAGGCAGCCAATTGCGCCACCTTCATCTCGGCGGTCAGATTCTTTTGGAAACATGAATACATGACCTTCCTTTGCGACGGTTTGAGACCGTCAGCCATGTGGGCGATCGAACGCTTCAAGTCGGCCAGTGAGAAGTTTACGAGGTCTTTGTGAATAAAGTCCGAAATCCCCAATTGCTTTACGTTTCCATAAGGCACTTCAAGATCTTTCGCCTCTTTCGCAGTGCTTTCAAGAAGCCACGTCTTACGGTCATCCGCCTTCTTCTTATCGAACGCGAGAATCACTGAATCGTCAGTCATGATATCTACGTCAAACCTGACGGTGAGAGTCTCAATCATTTTAAAGTACTCACGCGCCTCCGCGGAAGTCGAGGTGCCGAGACCCTTATAGTATTTGATTCGCCAACCCTGTTTTCCATCCCCATACCATGCACGAAACGCAGAGTCTGTATAGAACGATTTGGATTGTGAAGTTTTTGTGGCTTTAATGATAGGCGTGACCATCGACACCACAAAGCCCAATTTGAGGAGACTGGGCCAAAATGCGTGAATCATGTTGAGAATTAGACCCTTGATATGCGAGCCATCATTATCTGCGTCAGTCATGATCATCAAACGTCCGTATCGAAGCTCGGAAACATCAGTGTATTCCTTTCCCTGTTGCAATCCGAGAATCTTTTTAAGATCTGAGAATTCCTGATTCGAACTCAGCTGCGCCACAGATGCATCTCGCACGTTCTTACATTTCCCGCGTAGTGGGAATACACCGTAGTGGTCCCTTCCAACCACAGAGAGACCAGCAACCGCTAGGGTTTTAGCAGAATCACCCTCTGTGACGATGAGGGTACACTTTTTGGATTGCGCTGTTCCAGCTTTGTTTGCATCATCAAGTTTGGGGATACCAGTGATCTTAGACTTTCGTGCACCACCATCAGTCTTGGCGAGTTCTTTCATCTCCTTAAATTTTGAGAGAGCTGTGAGCTCGTCGGAAATACCGGTCTTCAAAACGTTTTTTACGAAGGTTTTAGGCATCTCGAACTTTGATCCGAAATCGGTCGCCTTGAGTGTGCACTCAGATTTCACCTGACTCGAGAAGGTTGGATTCTCGAGAGTCGTCCGGACGAAGATACGAAACGTGGCCTTTACTTGTTGGGGTTTGAGCTTGATCTTTTTTGCCATCTCATCGATAATTCCCGAAGCAACCAATGAAGCCGCATGATCAACGTGCGTACCACCCTTGGTAGTGCAGATCCCATTTACGAATGAAACCTGTTCCATTCCATCCTCAGACGGTCCGATACAAACAGCCCAACGGTCAGTCGTGGCGGAGTAGACATTCTCAACTCCTTCGTGCATTTTCGCATAGGCTTCGAAGGTTTGTTTTGGAAGGGCTTCACCGTTAAACTTCACTTTGCAGTTCGCCGAAGTACATATGTTCGCGTCCCAAACACGCTTTTCCATGATATTATAGATCCCATTCTCCATATCTTTCATCGAAAACCTAGACCAATCTGGTTTGAAAGAAACGGAAACGGATGCAGTAGCACCGTTAAATTTTTTTATTTTTGGGACATAGCACGTCGACATATTATCGAACCATTCTTGGTGATATTCTTGTTTGGTTTCTGGATCCTTGATGATAACCGAAAACCATTTACTGTAGATATTCGCTAGCTTAGCGCCGTATCCATTGCGTCCCCCGACAAGTCTCTTTTGGGTATCATCATAGTTGGTACTCGTGAGCAGGTGACCAAAAACGAGTTCGGGGTTCCAAACATCTTCTTTTTTATTTTTTTGTATGACGAGTCCTCCGAGAGGACCGTTATTGTCAATAGTAATCATACCAGAAATTTTATCGACATTGACAGAGATTGACGTAACCTGTTTAGGGTACATGGAGTTCCTGTCGATGGCGTTGACGAGTACTTCATCAAAGATTTTGAGTAAACCTGGACTGTATTTGGTTGTGGTCTTTTTGAACTTCTTACCATTGAGAACCCAGTAAGGTTCCCGAACAGCGTCCACTGGACCGACATAGGAGTCTGGTCGCTTTAAAACGTGTTCGATATGGCTAAGTTTTTGAACACTTTCCATTTCAGTTTATTTTATTACGACTCAAATCTCTAACTTAGGTGCTTTATCGAAACCAATACCCATTCGCAGGTGAGGCTGATGGTACGTTGGCGGCACTATTTGTTCTAGAAAGGGCTGGTCTGATTGTATCGGGGATGAAAGCGTAGAGTTTCTTTAACTCGTTGCAGAGGGATAGGTAGACGTTCTCGGGAATTTTATCAGATATACTGTCTATGATTTGCATTACATTTTGAAGTACATTCATCACTATATTACATGGCTATTTTTCTAAGGGTTTATAACATTGGTAGGGTCAGCGTGACGGTTGAGCCTCTGTACCTCGTCGATTATGTCTTTGACGACGTAGGGGCAGTTGCGCTTATCGTGACCCACCTGGCGGCAGCGACCACAGCGACGCGGACCCGATCTCCGACGGGGACGTTGTTCTTGACCCATTCGGTCAATCGCTTCTTGGTAATCCTGAACATCCACGTATCCGTGTTCATTTGGGGGAATCTGTGGAGCTTCCTCAACGGTGCCCACGCGCGTTTGGTGGCGACCACGTCCGATACGGGAAAATGATCCAGTCTTATTGTGAAGGTTTTGGAGATGATCACAGAACTGGAGGTAGAGGCCTTCGGGGATTTTATCCGAGGCCTCGTCCAGCTGTGTCATCATCGTGTGTAAAATATCTTGTTGAGTAGTCATGTTTTTAGATGAAATTTACAAATATTCTTACAAACTTAGGTGCTATTTAATCTTTAACGACGTCGCATGACCTGTGCATCGAAATCGTTGTCCACCATTCGCCCGGGGGCGACCCAAAACTCGTGTGTCGCGGCCTCCCAGTAATCGCGGTGATAGACGCATGCATCAATTTGCGTCAACTTTTCTTCCGTCTCCACACAAAGCACCTCCCACTTGGTCATATTTGCCTGCTCCTCCAAGACCTTTAACTTAGCGTTGTTGAAGTACTCGGTCATTTTCCTTTGGCATTCTTCCTTGTAGTCATCGTAAATCTTCTTCTCAAAGGCGGGAAGCTTTTGGAGTGTTTTGAGTGAAAGTTCATCATAGTAGACGAATCCACGTTGAGCGCGGATAATCTCCTCATCGGTTCCAATTTCCAACACAATTGTCCGAAGACCGTTTTCCGTCAGGTTTTTCCAGGTCCAGAAGTTAAACCCAGTGACGATGGGACCACATCCAATGAGTTCCCCAGCCTCACCACCGGGAGCCCATCCGACGTTCTTTTCACACCACTGCTTGATAGCCATATTCTTTCGAAACGCAGTCATACGCTTGATGGGATCAAATGTACGGCGCGCTTCCTTTTCCCACTTCTCGAGAACCTTGTACCCCTCGTGCATCTTCTTCACATAATCCATAAGCTGGTTTCGGAGACGTGTAATCTCAGAGAGACGTGTTGGATCGAGATTCGGTGCGAACGGGGGAGTGCGTCGCACGGGTCGTGGAGACTCGTAGTCGCTGTCGTCATCGCTACCAAGTTCCGAATCATCGTCACTGTAGTAGAATTGGTCTTCGTGGAACGGTTTATCGCCGTTGAGCTTGTCATAGATGCGCTTGAACTTGTCGGTCATCTTCAGATACATCCCATCAGAGATCTGACCGGAGATTTCGTCGATGCAGGTCATGAGGCTTTTGAGATCTTCCATTTTTTCAGTTGAAAAATTTCAAAAGCTTGATTGACTTAGGTTGTTTTTATAGTATGGAGTAAAATGTAGAAGCGGGAACGCTTAACATGATTTTTTGTTTATTGGGTTTTGACTTAAGTGTTATCGAGACTTAATTATTTTCGACGCGAACGGGGTGTGGGTCGAATCAATTTTTCTTCGTAAGGGATAACGTGTTTAAGTTCGAAATTTCTACGAGTGATGGGACTTTTACCCACTAAATTTTTACTTCTCATGAGCATCTTAATAATACCCTCTTGATTATAAACCTGTTTTACCTTATTACCGACAAGATCTTTCGATATGAACACGCGCCTGTTCTTAGGTATATTCGTGGCATTGGTATTACTGAAACTATTGTTATAATACGTAGCCACATTAGTCGTATTGTGGCGAGGTAAATCTTTATTATATTTCCTTCGTATCGCAATATGATTATTCATCAATTCTTTTACTTTTACCGCTGATGCACCCGAACCTCTCTTCTGGCGTTCGACGATCTCCTGCGCTCTTCGCCCCTCGGATCGACCAATTTCACGTACACGGGCCGCGAAGGATCTAATTTCTTGTCGTCGCTGTACAGTTTCAGGACTCGCTGCACGTCTTTGGCGAATTGTGTTGGCGGACAAACGCACCATTTATTATAAACACAGGGAATTATCGCCTGTTGGAGTTGCTCTTACGGCTGCTGCTGGGGCTGTTGGAGTTGCTCTTACGGCTGCTGCTGGGGCTGTTGGAGTTGCTCTTACGATTGTTGTTATTGTTGGAATTGGAATTGGAATTTGAGTTGTTGGAATTCATGTTATTTTTAGTGGGGCGGCGGGGTCGTGTGTTGTTGTTATTGTTTGAGTTAGAATTGGAGTTTGCGTTACGGTTACCTCTTGGTGACCTCCCAGTATGTACCCAGTTTAGTACGTCCTTAATAGACCACGACCCATCAATTTTATCGTATCCCTTCCAGCTCATAGCCGTCGTCCTAA